CGATTCAGAAATCGGATTTAATTTATCTCCAATATTAATAGAAAGCGTGAGTCTTGGAGTTTCTCCAAAGACTGCTGCCGTCATTCCCAATTTAGCCACATTTAATTTAACATAAGGATTAAAAACGATCATTTCTGATAAAATCCTTTTGTAAACATAAAATCGGACAGATTCATCATCGATTAAATTAGGCTTGATTTGATTACCGAAAAAACCTGGATCAGTTGACATTTCATTAAAAGACCCAGAAACATTTGTTAATGCAATTTGGTATCTTTCAATATATTCGGGACTATTTAGGAATAAACTTTGGGCAGTTAAACTATTAGGCATTTAAGTTAGCGACGGTGTTTCGCGAAAAATCAACAAAAAAGGAATACTCAATGGTCCGCCAGTGACACTGGTAATATCGAATCGAATTTCTTGAGCAGTAGTAATAATTTGTCCTTGTCCAGATACTGTAAAATTAGCCCGGGCAGTAGTAAGAGATAGGTTAGACAGTCCTGGTATTGCCCCAAAAGAAGCACCACTACCAAAGCTAAAAGTCATTGTAGCACTTCCCACGGTTGTACGCAAATTTCGCACTTCTAAAAGAGTAATTTCTCTTAGAAAAGAAGCAACAGGAATTTGCTGTGCAGCAGAAATGTTCGTAATAGTTACTATCTCGCTTTGCAACCGACTAGCAACCCAATTAACGTCAACAAAATCCTGGAGTTTAGTAATTATCCCTGCATTTTCTGCCACATCAATAAGCCTCTAACAATACAGTAAACTCTCCAGCAGTCGGAACATAGCTAAAAGTAACCGTAATTGATCCGGTAGTTGGCCTTGTAATATCTGGATATACATCGGCTCGATCGCCAGCAGTTCTGCGGACTTTTACATCAACATCAAAAGTATTAAACGTGTGGCTGATAGGGAAAGTGCTGTCAGTGCCATTGCCAATTGTGGCTTTAGCTTGTCGTTTAATTACATTTGAACCTAGCAAAGCTTCCACAGTAACAACTTTACCTACATCGGTATTGTTATTAATATTTGTCGAGGCTGCTAAAGTTACTCTTCCCGGAGTAGTTGTCGTTGCATCAGGGACAGAATTTCCGTAAATAGTCCAGATAATCGGATCGGTTCCTATTATTGGATTTCGGGTAATTTGTCGATAAGTCGCACCGATAGTTGTCCCCGTAGAATCGGGAACATAAACAGTGGCATTATTTAACTCAGTAGAAGTATTTGCATCAGAACTTCGCGTTGCTGGTACAGAAGCCCCGTTCCAAATATAAATCCCGTTTTGAGTGTTATTTGTTTGACTAAGTGCTAAAAAACGGCCATTAAGGGACATCGTTACTCCCCCAATAGTCGATCCTGGAGCATCTAAATTGATATTACCAGAGGATGAAGCTAAAACCGCCGCCTTCTCATTTAATCCAGTAAAATAATCTTCTATAAATCCAAGGTTTACAGCGTCGTATGCACTCTGTGGATTAGGGACTTTTGCCGTCGCGTTAGTCCCAAAAGTAACGTTGTTATCAAATCGGGGCATAATTTACCTCTATAAAGAAAGAATTGCATATCCTACGGCAGGATAAGAAAAAGAAACTTGGGTAGTATTCAAAGACAAATGCTGTTCATCGGCATAAATTTTAACCCAACCTAAACTAAATAATTGAATTTGAGGATAGGCATTTAAATTATGGTTAATTAGCCAACTATCTGAATTAGTGGATTGAGTGTGTAGATAGGAAGGACTTGGCTCTCCCTGCTCACCTTTTTCGCCACGAATATTAATCGCATCGGTAATCGATAGAACTATGCCATTATTCCCAATATACCCACCAATAGCCGGTGGCGAACCAGAACCGCCTACCCAATCAGATACTTGCAGTACCCGACGATTGCCGTCAGAAATTAAAGAAAGAATAGGAGACCAGCCGGCATTCCCTAAAGTAGCTGAAAGAATTATCTTCTGAGAACTACCTATTATTTCCGCTATCGCACCAGAGGACTGAATAATTACCGCCATCAGACTTGCCCCCTTACCACTACAGGAGTTAGATCAAAAGCTAAAGGTTGAACTATCAATTTAGTAGCAATTGTTTTAGAAGCCTCTAAGTCAGCTTGCCAGTAGTCTCTTCCTGGTTTTGGCTGTGTAATTTCTTTAATTGCAATCGGAGTAATATCCATTTCAGCCGTAATATTACTATCGACAATCAACTTAAAATAAGTGTAATTTTCATATTCAGCTCCCTCTACCGTAAAATCTCCAAATTGCAACCCCTCGATCCGGCCAGTAGCTATTCTAGTCTCGCCTGATTGTTTGGCAATATAGAAGTTAATGTTCCATGCCGTAATATCTCCTTGAACATAAAACTCCTCATCCCAAGTCGTTCCCTGCTTAATCTCAATAACAGTTTCACTGGCAATCGTAGGATACGACTGCCCTATTAAATAGAGATTGCCTGTGAGGACTTTTTGTGGCATCAATAAGTTCTGTACTGTTTATTGTATTATATATTAAATTTTCTTTTTTGAGATATACTTAAAAGGAAAACATAATTTATACCGCCGCGCTCTTTTATACCGCACCCGGGAGCGCGGTTATTTTTTTTGTCTTGACAATTCTATTAAGACTATGAGAGAATTTTTTTAAAGATTGACAGGAGATACCGTCTAAACAAAGGGCGGTATTTTTTTTGCTTATCTGTATTACATATATTACAGATACTACAGAGCGGTTGTTAGGTTGTAGATAGATTGTAGATAAGGTTATCTACAATCGAAAGCTTTACAGGGTAAAGCTTTCAGACTTTGTAGATATTGTTGATGCTTTATAGAGAAAAAAAGAAAAAAAGATGTACAGCAAAGTCAGCAATAAAAAGTCATTAAATGCAAAACCGACTCTATTGACAAAATGCCGTATTTTTGGCTAATCAGAGAATTTTAGTGTCGAGAAGTGTTTTATCGCTAATTTGTTCTTTTTGTAATTCGATTGTTAATAAGGTTATTAACAATCGAAACCTTTGCAATGACTAGGTTTCAGACTTTGTAGATATTGTCGATGCCTTATAGGAGGAGAAAAAGATAAAGAAAACAAACAAGGTCAACAATAAAAAGAAACAGACTCAACAATAAGGCAAAAAATACACACGGGGTAATCATCAACAATATCAACAAAGAAGTACAGAAATAATGAAAGCTATATATATCAATACTTTCATCCTTTTCATCTTTGTTAATAAGGGTATTTACAACCTATTTACAAACTAACAATCTAATTAATCGAGGTCAGCAGTAAGAGCGTAAAAAAATAATATCGGGGATAGCGTTAACAACATCAACAAAGTCTGAAACCTATATATATCAAGACTTCCATTGTAGATATCCTTATCTACAATCTATCAACAATCTAACAACCCACCAGGCTCCGAACATTACCCACCAGGCTCCGAACATTACCCACCAGGCTCCGAACATTACCCACCAGGCTCCGAACATTAGACAACAAAAAACCCCTGTAGTCTCTACAGGGGTTAGCTTTATCAGTTATGTACCAGTTATGGTGTCAATTTCAATCGCCTTTTGTTTTAGCAGTAAATAAGGTTACTTACTGCTTTTCACCTAATATCCCCCCATTAACTCGATTTGTTCCTCTAGAGTAGAGTTTTTGCTCTCAATCTCTTTAATTCGGTCTTTTAAGTAAAGGATTTCGTCAATATAATCAACTTCTTCATAACCCAATTTGTCGATTTTGGCAGTTAATTTAGAAGGAATAAGCGAATGCCCAACTGCATTACTTTTAGGGCTAGTTCGTGATTATCTTTAATTAGCCACTGGCAGATTAAATTTTCTGGTATCAATTCAACGGTTTGTAACCCACTTGCTGTCTCAATTTGAGCCTGTTCAAGACCCTTTTCACGCAAACCACTCATAGTCAAACGGCGAGAAATAGTCGAAGGCATTTTCCCTGACATCTGGGCATATCCACTAATTGAGGCAAAGATATCACCGGTCTGAGTGTCGATAATTAATTCAATACCATCGTGATCAAAACGCTGTAAACTAATATCAGTCACGATTTACTCTGTAATAGTAATTGTGATTAGTCCCCTGTTAATGCGGGAGCATACCAATATTATACCGTATTTAAATGACCCCTAAAGAAATCCTTGTCTTGCAGACTCTTTACAATAAAGAATTGTCGGGATTACAGATAATTGAATCTATAGCCAATACTAAAGGTAGAAGCCTTGATATTGGCTCGTTTTACCCTGTATTTCAGAAATTAGAGGAAAAAGGACTCATTAAATCTCGATGGGGAACCGAGCGATCTAACGATAGAGCCGGTGCTAGAAAAAGATACTATCGACTTACCCAATCAGGAGAAAAATCCCTAGATAGTTTAGTTTAGAGGATTGCACCCGACCGTCGCGATCGGTCGGGTGATTATCGCTTTAACTTGCCACTAGATCAGCTTCTGAGATGCCGGCCTCAATCAATCGGTGAATAAGGATGAATTTTGCACCCTTACTATCTAATCGGTATTTTTTGGCTAGTTTTCGCAGTTCATTGATTCCTAACTTGTTTAGGGAAGCTGTGAGGTCACTGACCCCTATCTCAAAAGACTCCACATCAATATGCCCGTGGCCATTGTGACCATTACCATTGTGACCGTTCCCATTGGGGGAAGTCTTGATCGCATCCTCAATCGCATCATCCGACGGTTCGGGTTCGGGATCGGGTTCGGCGCTTGCCAGTAAGGGAATGTCACCCTCATCAAAAAGACTAATTAGGGCATCCTTGAAGGTAGCTTTTTCATCCGGGCTAATGGCTTTAATCATAGCCAATGCAGTTTTGACCTGCTCGATCGCACTCTCGGAAGCATTCTCAGCCGATCCGAGTTGCTGTTGATACTGTTCCAGTTCAAGCTTTTCGATCCGTAAGGCTTCAATCCGTGCCTGTAAATCCTCGATTTCATGGGAAATCTGAGAAATAGTTGCGTTAACTTCATTGATCTTGGAAGCAAATAACATATCTTTAATCCTCTTTAGTTTTCTAGGTTCTGCGGGGTTTTCTGTGGTGTCTCAACCCCTTATGTATCTATAATACCCTAGTCACTTACCTAAGTCAAGTACCCATTAATCAGACTTTACTAGGTAATTGACTACAAAACATTACTATATCTTATAGGTCACTTACCCTAGTAAGGTAAGGTGTTAGACTAAAAAAGTAATCGACTAGGTAACTTACCATGACTACACAAAACAAGGCTGTAACCTGCTATCTACCAAAGGATATAGAAGATTTCATTACTGGGTACTGCAACAAATACGGTATCACCCGGAAGGATAAGGAAGGTAATATTTACCCTTCTTTTGGCACTGGCATCATTGAACTATTAAAGCTTTTAGCCTATAACCCTGAGTTAGTAGGTGGTTTGATAGTCGATACCGTACCTAGTAAATTTAGTGAGGATGCGATAGAGAAAAAGCTATCTAATCACTTACCCGATAATGTACCGAGTATAGAGGTTGTAAAGGATCGGCTTGATAACTGGGTTCTGGCTGTTGACGGCGACATCAAGGATATTAATCAAAAAATCAGAGATAGATCGCTTCAAGTCGATCATCAGATAGCGGCAATTAAATCGAGGTTAGAAATTTTGGAACCCCTGCTAAAACTGCAGCGCGAAGCTTTGATCGCTTCCCCCATTCCCACTGGGGAACCTTCCCCCCTTCCCCCTCCGTCCCGACCGTCGATCAAAACCGTGACCCCAGAAGTTTCACCCTCACCACCGTAAACGGACGGTGATTCCCAAACCTCACGATTTAGGTTTCTGTTTCTTTCCCGAAGGATTTTTCGCACCTGCTTTAAAGAACTAGCGATTCTAGGCAAAAAGCTAACGAAAGAATTAGGGACAGGAGCAAGCTTACTAGGAATTATTATTAATAAGTGAGAGATGGTGCGGCGAATTTTTTCGAGCTAAAATTATGAAAAGCTTATGCTATATGGATTTTAGCCTTCTTGTCCCCTTGTCAGTTAAAAACCCCTTGTTGATATTCAAAGATTTGATAATTCTCTTAATTGGAATTTTACTTGATTAATGTGGGGTCTAGGAGTCGAACCTAGTGTTTTAGGCTTATGAGGCCTATGTGGAAACCATTTCACTCACCCCGCTTGCCAGTATATCA